TTTCCGGACACGGCCGCGGCGTTCGCGGCTGCGGCCGACAAGAAAGCCACGCTGGTCGCCACGACTCCCCCGCCGAAACCGTCCAAGGGTAAGAAGTGATCGAGTCCTTCCCCCTACAGTGGCCTGCCGGGCGGCCGCGCACGAGGTCTCCAGACCGAGCAAGATTCGGCACCCGGATCGCAGGAACTGGAACCACGTACGCCAGGACGCGTGAACTCACGGTGTCGGGTGGGTTGTCGCGCCTACAAGATCAGGTAGACATGCTCGGCGCGACCGGGTTAGTGATCTCGACGAACATCCCGACCCGCAAAGACGGGCTCCCTTTTTCAAACGTGCGCGAGCCTGAAGATCGCGGCGTCGCCGTCTACTTCATGCTCGACGGCAATCAGCCGCATTGCCTGGCCTGTGACAAGTGGGATCGCGTGGCCGACAACCTCGCAGCCATCGCGGCGCACATCGACGCGATCCGCGGCCAGGCTCGCTGGGGCGTCGGTGATCTCGCCCAGGCGTTCGCCGGGTACAAGCAACTCCCGGCCGCCGAGGCACGGAAGTCGTGGTGGACGCTGCTCGGATTCAAAGAGCCGCCGACCACTCTTGAAGTTGCCGAAGCGAAATGGAAAACGCTGATCGCTCGGTATCATCCGGACGTGGGTGGCAACGCCAACCAGGCGGCCGAGATCAACGCGGCCTTCACGGAAGCAGAAAAATTTTACAAAAACCCGTGAGTGCCTCGGGTAAAAAACTGGCACCGTTTGATCGTCGGTCGGCTGAAACAGACATCCGGAAACGTAGAAGGGCAGAAGAAAGTCTGTCTCGCGTTCGCGCTCGACGCGGGTTAAAAATATCGAGCGCCTCTTTTTGAAAGGACACCAACAATGGACAGACGAGATCTTCCTCCCGACCTTTACATGGCGAACTTGCTGAAGGACGCCCAGAAGCAACGCGTTCCCATGATCGCGATCTACAGCACTCTTGAAGACGGCAAGCTAATGCTCAAGGTCACCGCGAACTGCGGCGAGAACATCATGCGGCAGTTGTGGTCCCAGGTTTTCCCGCTCACCGACGCTGCCATCGAGACGGCCGCGAAGGCGCTCGCGTCGACGGAAGGCCAGAACTGGGATGGCCTCGACGACGGCCCCCGCAACGCCTTCCTGTCGATCGCGAGAACGGCCGTCACCGCGGCCTACCGCACGCACGCGCCGAAGCTGCCCGCATCCGAGCCCTCACCGATCGTCAAGCCCGCGTGATACACTGCCGGGCATGATCGATCAGTTTCTCGCCCAGGTCAGCGCGCTTGCCCAGCGGAGCGGGATCCGCAGCATGGTGATCGGCGTTCGTGACCCGCAATCCGGAGCGACGAAAGTCCTGACCACGGCCGGAGCCGTCGAAGATCTCAAGGAAGCCGTCGCGCAGAAGTTCGGCCTGTCCGATCCGGCGCACGCCGAGACCGAAATCGGCTGGGGCTAACGCTTCGGTTTCTTCCAGACGATGACCGGGACTTTTTCGATCCCGGCTCGCGCCGCGAGGAGCGCCCGGTGGCGGCCTTCGTGCCCCAAGACGTAGTGCGGGACGAACTCCACACGACCTTCACGATGGACGAGAACGTCGTGCTTGGCTCTCACGCGTTTGTACGGCCACACCTGTAGCGGCGCGAAGCACCGGTCTTCAGGAACCGTCTTAAGCCTTTCGAGCGACTGCAGGTCAGGACGAAAATGTGGGTCGACGACCTTGAGAAATTTCTCCGGCGACATCATCTTGACCTTGTAGTAGCTACGCGGTCCGCGCCAGTTTCTGCGCGCCGGATGAAAGCTCTCCATGTCTGAAACGTAACCCACGCAACTCTGCGCGTACTTGTTCTCTGGCCCCGGGGTCACGAAGCGCATCTTCATGAACAGCGCCGCCAGAGCGTCACGCCGTTCGGTTTGACGACAGCGTAGAGGCCATCGTGCACCGGCCGCTTGCCCTTTCTCGTGACGAAGGTCTTGTACTTGTACGGATCGTACGTGACGTCGACCTTGCAGGCGCCGCGCGGCGGTTTCTTGCCGGTCGGCTCGCCGCGCACGAAGGCGTGGACGTTCTTGCGCTTCTCGCGCAGCACACGCTGGCGGCCGCCCGCGCCGACCACGAACTTCGGCGTCAGCAGGGCTACCTTCTGCGAGCAGCGCTCGACGCGGCCCTTGCGCCGGACCGAGATGCAGCCCTTGTGCAGATTGCGGTAGGCGTCGACAGTCTTGACAGTCACCCATGAATTGTCGGGCCGCCCCACCCGGCCGTCAAATTACCGAGGCAGCCGCATCCGTGCGAGCTTGTACTCGAACGGCGTGTAACCCTGCAGATCGCCAGGGTCGTGCGGATCTTCCAACCGCACCTCGAAATCCGGCGGCGCCTTCACCTCGCCGCAAGGATCGCCGTGGTCCGGCGTTAGCTCCATCACACTCCCGCCCTTCTGCGGCAGTAGGCGAAACAGGAAGTTGCCGACCCAGCGGTCGGCAGACGTCCCATCCACGAGGAACAGCGCCATCTGGAAGATCCCGCGGTCAACGGCCGTGACGCTCATTCAATCTGTCCGTTCCGAATGAACCCGTGCCAACCTGGGCCCCAGGCTTTGTTCGGTTCGAGACACGCACCCTTCAGCAAGATGCTGCTCGACGCGGCCACCAAAGTCAGATCGTCGAACCCAGTCCCCTGAAACTCCCAGCGGCCCGGCACCGGTGTAGTCGTCTGCGGAACGTGCGGCCGCCAGCAGATCACAGAGTGTGTCCCAACCGACCCGCCGTTCGCGACGATGCACTTCGGACACAGGAAGATGATGCCGTCGGCCTCGGCGAACGGGACGTCGTCCCATTGGTGAGTCTTGTCGTCGATCCGTTTCAGCCATTTCGGCTTTAGCTCGACGAGCCTCACGCCTGCGGATTCTCCCGGTAGTACGCGATCGTTCCCTGCAGCGGCGTCACGAGGCGCACGTTTTCCTGCACGCCGGTGAACGACAGCAGCGAAGCCAGCGCCTTCATGTCGGAGGTCACCCGGGCGTTCTTGACCAAGACCAACGCCTCGATCTTCCGCACTGCGTACATGACCGTGCTGTGGTCCCGGCCGCCAAACTCCATCCCGATCTCCGGGTAGCTCAACCGCGTGAGCCTGCGCAGCAGGAACATCGTCATGGCCCTGGGGTACGAGTAGATGCGCGCCCGGCTCTGGCCGATCAGGTCGGAGCGCTTGAGCTTGAAGTGAGACAAGGCGGCCTGGTGGATCTGGACCGGTGTCCAGAGGGTCTTCGTCCAGGTCGTCGCCGCGTCCCCCGTCACGTTCGCCACCCACCGTAGCACGCGCCGCGCGCCGCCGGACCGAAAAGCGCCCAGAAGGGGCCGCACCTGCACCACCTGCACCTGGAGCCGCCTGCGCCACGCCAGGGGCCCCAGGGCCGCATGCGCCTGCGCCTGCGGCCACGCAGCGCCTGGGGCCCGGCACGGCCCGCGCGACGCTCGCGCGGCGGCTCGGGGGCAGGCCACGCTCGCGCTGCGCCCCGGGGCGCGCACGCGGCCGCGCCAGCGGTCCCACCGCAACGCCGTAAACGAAAACCCCCGGCCCTCCTTTCGGGGAGCCGGGGGCGCCCTGCCTCTTCCGGAAGCCGAGCCGGGTTCACCACCCTGATCGCAGACACCGTAACGGTAACGGCGTAACGAGTCAAGCACGCCGTTCCGCACCCGTTCCGCACCCGTTCCGCACCCGTTCCGCACCAGTTCCGCACCAGTTCCGCACCCCGTTCCGCACCAGTTCCGCAACCCTCGATTTCAAATCATAACGCAGCACACCTTAGAGTCTTTTGCTATATACCGTCAGCACCTTCTGATGTTTTGAAACAGAAGTTTTATCCCGGCAATTTCACTACCTAACGTTGTGCTGCGTTGTATTTTCTTCATTTTCCTCAATCATAATCAAGATCTTATGCAGCACAACAGAGTTTTTGTGTTGTGCCGAGTTAATTAATACACAGATATAAAGCAATAAAATCATACCTATGCTGCGGCACAGCGATTTCCGAGAGCAGCACAGCATTTTTGTGTTGTGCTGCATTATTCTGCCAGTTGAAATATACGGGGTAATGGCGAGACCATGTGGATAACTTTTTAATGTCGATTTAATTGCGCGGCACAGCGATTTGAGAAATGACGCATGCCGTTTCGCCACGCTGCGTCGTCGTGGGAATTAATATACGCGGTCCCCACGGCGTGGTCGGGTGCATGTTTTTGACCTGTTTCTGACGCCGTCTGAGGCCGACGGACGGCCTGCCGACGGACGGCCTGCCGACGCGGCCGCCGGACGCGCGCCTGGCTACACCTGTGGATAAAAATCTGCAGCGCGTGCCGCTCGCGCGCTCGAAAAAACTTGCCACTCGTGATCGAAAAAGTGCATCTTGTTTTTCCTCTTCCGGTCTGTGTGGCCTTGCGGCCGTACGAAGTCTTGCCCTGCCGAGTCGCCGTCGATGCTGATCAGCTACTTCCCAAAAATTTCCGTCACCCTCCCCGAGCGCCAGGAAAAGACCTGGGAAGAATTCGCTCAAGATCTCGTGGCCCGCGGCCACGACTTCTCCTACGCGCGCAAGCTAGATGTCCCAGCCATCAGCCCGGCCGAGTACGCGCCGGGCGTGCACCGGCTCAAGAGTAAGGTCTTGGCTGTCCACTTCTGTGTGCTCGATCTCGACAAGCTCGACGAAGATCAGATCGCGGCCGTGAACGAGAAGCTGCAAGGCTACGAGTACGTCCTCTACACGACGTGGAGCCACCATGAAAAAGCGCCGCGCTGGTGCGTGCGGGTGATCATACCTTTCACGCGGCCGGTGCTCGGCGCTGAGTGGGAAACTTTCTGGCCGCGCATGAACCACCTGTTCGGTGGCCTCTGCGATCCGGCCTGCAAAGATCAGAGCCGCGTCTACTTCATCCCCGCGGCTCCGGCGCCTCCGGCTGGAACCGAGGCCGACGCCATCTTCCACCATGAAACCGGCAAGCCGATCGACGTAGATGCGCTCCTGGCGGCCCCGGCGCAAACCGCCGCGGCCGGGACCGAGACCGTCGCGCGGCGAGACTTAGAAGAAATGGTCAAGCGCTTGAAGCGCCGCCAGAGCGCTCACCATCAGAAGATGGGCGGGGCCCTGCAGGCGGTGTTGGAAGGCGAGCCGTTCGCCGACGAAGGTGAAAGAGATGAGATGATTTTTCAGGTCACGTCGATCTTGGTCGAGACCTGGCCGAAGGCGAACGCGCACACGCTGGCGTCTTTCTTCGGGACGTCGATCGGCAAGATGTCGAAGATCTCACCCGGGTGCCCGACGATCGCGGACGTCGAGGCCAAGATCCGGCGGCATCAAGAGTCGGTACAGCGTGAGCAGGCTGCGAAAGAGCAAGAGCAGTTCGAGAAAAGATCGGCGACGATCAAACAAGCCTTCGCCAACGGCCGGTCGCACCCATACACGGACGAAGAGCTAAACAGATTCGCGGAGAGCGCCGGGTGCTCGCGGGACGCGTTCACGCGCCGCTGGATCATCCAGAAAGCGAAGTCGTACTACCTGTACTTCAACGGCGGATACTTGCCGCCGGTGACCGACTCAGACATGGCCGTGGCCGCGCTCAGGGATCTAGCACCTGCGCATTCAGCCGGTGTCAATCTCTGGAAAGTCTCCGCGCGGGGAGATCTGGCCTTGAAGACGCCGCCGGAACTGATGCAGAGCTACGGCACGGTCGCAGGCGAGATCGTCGTGGACCTGACGGCATCGATCGCGAAGTTCGACGACACGACGCGGATCTTCTACGAGGCGCCGTGTCCACTGAGAAAGCTCGCGCCGACGTACGATCATGAAGTCGACGAGTGGTTGAGGTGGCTGGCTGGGGAGCATTTCGAGACGCTGTCCGACTGGATCGCCGTCGCCACAGATCTCCGCGAGTCGTGCGCGGCTGTGTATTTGGATGGTGTACCTGGGGCCGGAAAAACTTTGTTGGCCGACGGTTTGGCGCGGCTTTGGACAGAGGAAAAGCCAACGCCGCTGGAAGAGGCCATGAGCAACTTCAACCAGTCGTTGTCGAAGTGTCCGTTCGTGCTGGCCGACGAGACGCTGCCGAAAGATTTTCGGGGACGGGTGAGAACGGCGGAGTTGCGGCAGTTTATTCAGGCTCGGTCGCGGCCGCTGTCGAGGAAGTTCTTGCCGAACGCTTCGATGCGTGGGGCGATCAGACTGCTCATCACGGCCAACAACACCGAGCTTCTTGTCTCCGGCGAAGCGCTCTCGATGAACGACATCCAGGCCATCGTCGACCGCATCATCTACATCTACTGCCCGGCGAATTCGGCGCGGTACTTGCGGACCGTAGACACACGCAGCTTCGTGACCGGCGACCGGATCGCGAAGCACGCGCTGTGGCTACAAGAGCACAGAGACGTGAAAGCCGGGAAGAGGTTCTTGGTTGAGGGCTCGGATTCATCACTGCACCGCACGCTGACGACGTCGTCGGGCTTGCGCTCGGCCGTGTGCAACTGGCTCGTCGCCTTCTTGCTGTCGCCGAAGAACGCCGAGACAACTACGAAAGGCTTGGTCAGAAAACATGATGGCCAGTTGCTCGCGACATCACGTGGGCTCGCTCAGTGGTGGACGCTGTACCCGACGAACGAGGCGTCACCGACGGCCGGGCGGGTGAGCCAGGCGCTGGCGGGGTTGAGCAAGGGCCCCAAGATTCAGTTGAAGGACGGAGAAGGACGGCGAACGCACTACTGGGTGATCGATAAAGAAAACCTCGTGGCCTGGGCAGACAGGAACGGCTACGCGACTGGTGACGTCATCATCGAGGCGTTGATGACTCCGACGGAAAAGTCGCACACGTCGGTGGACATGAACTGATGTGGACGGACCACGCGTTCTTGCAGTTGGGGGATTGTCGCGAGGCGCTCGCGACGCTGCCGGAAAACTGTATCGACGCGGTCGTGACAGATCCGCCGTACCACTTGACCCAGGTGTCCCGCAACGGTTCACCGCGAACGAATGATCCAGAGACTCCGTTCGGTCGTCACCACATAGGCGAGCGCGGATTCATGGGCCGCACTTGGGACGGTGGTGACGTCGCGTTCCGGCCGGAGACCTGGGCGGCCGTTCTGCGGGTGGCGAAGCCTGGGGCGCATCTGCTGGCCTTCGGCGGGACGCGGACGTTTCACCGGTTGGCGTGTGCGATCGAAGACGCGGGTTGGGATTTTAGGGATACGATCATGTGGTGTCACGCCCAAGGTTTTCCGAAATCTAAGAATCTCGACGGTGATTGGGAGGGCTGGGGTACTGCTCTAAAACCGGCAGTTGAGTTAATCGCCGTCGCGCGCAAGCCGTTCGACGCCACGGTCGCTGAGAACGTGCAGCAGTGGGGAACAGGCGCGATCAACATCGACGGGTGCAGAGTAGGTACTTCTAAAGAAGTTCCGAGTTCAATGCCAAAGAATCGGGACGGCCATGGTCGTTTTGGTAAATTCGGTGTGCATACAGGAGGTGAGGGGCAAGACCCAAACGTCGGCCGCTGGCCTGCGAACCTGGCGCACGATGGAAGCGATGAAGTGTTGGCGACTTTCCCTGAATCGAAAGGGCAGCAAGGTGATCTGAAAGCGACGGGGCGTCCGCGGCCGTCGTCCGGTCGGTTCGGGGCCATGGCACCGCCGTTGCCGCATGCCGCTCGCGGCGACACCGGCAGCGCGGCCCGCTTCTTTTACTGCGCGAAAGCCAGCAAGGCAGATCGCGGCGAGGGCAACACCCATCCGACGGTGAAGCCGACGGCACTCATGCGCTGGCTCGTGCGGCTTGTGACGCAGCCGGGCGGCATGATTCTCGATCCGTTCATGGGCTCCGGCTCGACCGGAGTCGCCGCCGCGCTCGAAAAGTTAGACTTCATGGGCATCGAACGGGAAGACGAAGCGTTTCGCATTTCAGAAAAACGCATTGAGCGCGCATTTTCCGATGGACAACAAAATCGATCCGAGGCACATTCTGAATCCGAAGCGGCCCCTCCTGGGTCGGGTTAGAAAAAGCGAGAGCGCGTGAACGAAGACGACTTTCCTACGCCGGACGGCGAATACATGTCTGCGAGTCAGATCGAGACCTGGCGCACGTGCAAACGTAAGTGGGCTTGGAGAAAGATCGATAGGATCGAAGGCCCTGCGAACACGGCGGCCGAAAAGGGTAAGATCGTCCACGAGGTTCTTGAGAGTTGGCTGAAGCACGGGGTCGTGATCGATCCGGATGCGACGCGGACGCTGCCCGACGGCACGGTGTTCAAGCCGGGGCCGATCGCGGCCGCGGGTTTGAAGCACTTGCCGATGCCCGGCACGTGCGGCACTGAGCGAAGGATCACCGTCAAGACCAAGCTCGTGAAGTACCAGGGTTTCATCGACTGGGATGTGCAGACTGGCGATATTCCAGTGGTCGGCGATCACAAGACGACGTCCGATTTCAAGTGGGCTAAGACTGAAGACGACTTGAGAAAAGATCCGCAGGCGACCATCTACGCCGCGGCCTTGATGAACGAGACCGGGAAGTCGGCCGTCGAGTTGCGCTGGGTGTACTACACGACCCGCGGTCGTGCGCAGTCGAAGAAGGTCAGCTTGATCGTGTTGCGCGAGGACATCGAGAAAAACTTCGATGATCTGGACGCAACGTCGGTGGAGATCTTGGAAGCCAAGAAGAACGTCAAGACGGCGCTCCACTTGGAGCCGAACGTGCGCTCTTGCGACATGTACGGCGGATGTCAGTTTCGGGTGAATTGCAATCTGAGTACCGCGGAGAGAATCAAGGGAATGATGGCCCAAGAAACTCTCGCGGAAAAAATGGAACAGAGAAGAAAGGAACCGACAATGGCGACACTGGCAGAGAAGATGGCAGCGAGGAATGCAGGCAAGGCGAAGCCGAGTGCGGGTACGAACGGAGCGACGACAGCGGCCGCAGCCGGTACGGGGATCAACCCGCCGGAGGGTCGCGCACCGACGACTCCGGCAGACATGGCCGCAGCCGCGGCCGCAACCACGGCCGCAGCGGCGCCTCCGGCCGTGGACGCGGGCAAGGCGAAGCGTGGACGCCCGGCCGGTGCCGCAGCCGCGGCCGTTCCGGAGGTCGGACCGGTGGCGCAGGGTGGCCTGCGCACGGCGAAGGAAATCTGGCGCGGGTACGCCATGGCCGCGCTCTCGGGAGGGCACGCTCCTCTGGAGGCCATCGAGTGGGCGAATGTGATGCTGGATCACGACCTGAACCACTAGCCGATGTCCCTCGCCGACAAGATGCACGCGGCTGCCCGTGCGCGCTGGGCGAAGAAGGGGCCAGAGTACGCCGAGAACCGGCAACGGAAGTACCAGGAGTGGCAGGAAAATCAGAAACGCCGCGACCGAGTGGCTGAAGAACAGAGACAGGCAGCTTGGCGGCACTACCAAGAACAAGAGCGAGAGCGCCAGCGGCAACAAGAACAACAGCAACAGGAGTGGGCACGACAACAGCAGCGTCGGTCTCAGGCAGAAAACACACAGCGACTCTGGGAGGAGGCTTTTGGAATAGGTCAACCGACTCGGGCGTTATCAAAAGAGCGCGTCAAGGTCATCGACAAGATCCAAAAGCTCCTCCGGTTGGCGGCCGGGGGCACGACAGCAGAAGAATCGCGGACAGCGGCCACAATGGCCTACAAACTGATTGAGGAGCACAAGGTCGAATTCAAATGAGCAGTCTCGCGGAAAGAATGCAAGCCAGGGCAAAGGCTCGCCGGTGGATCAAAGAAGCCGGTTCGCTCGGGCTCGACGACATCTCACGTCGCCGGGCCCTGGGCGGCGAGAACACCTTGCGGCCGTCGGACATGATCTCGCTTGAGGCCGGGTGCTTGCGTGTGCTCGCGTTGCTGCGGGACTTCCAGTGGCATCAGGCCGACGAGATCCGCGCGACGGCTGGAAACCCCAGGGCCCCGGCGTCGGAAGGGTTGCGCAGGATGCGCGAGTTGCGCAAGGTCTACGAGGTCGAGAAGCGCAGGGTGTTCGACACGCGGATGTGGGAGTACAGGCTCGTGGGTTTGAAAAAAGAGGTGTGAGATGGGAACTTTTGAAGACGCAGAAGTTTTTGAGTCTCGTGCTACTACCAGCATAACGACAGAGATTCCGCAAGGTTGTGAAGAAGAAATGGAGTTGCTCCATCAGGATTTTGTCAATATGTGCATTCTTAGTTTGTCTGTAGGGACAACAGGAACGCAAGGAGGTCAGAACAGTAGGTCAAAAACCGTTTTTACTCTCAAGGATTTCGGAAGTTTGCAAATGGAAATTCACGTAGAAAAACGTGAAAGCAGAAGGCAACCTCCAGAGATAGTGTCGTTTGGAATGCATCAGTTTTCCGGTTTGACTTTAGTTTTCACTGGCGATGCAGAGTTGGAAGAGTTCATCAATGTAATGAAATCCGCAACGCAGGCTCTGGAAGATCAAAGAGCCAGAAATAGTCAGTTACAGCGAGGTATCGAAAAAATTCGAGAGCGGGCTGCGGAAGCGTTAAGAGAGAAAGAATGAGCATCCTCGACAACATGCTGGCCCGGAAGGGCAAGACCCGGGCGGACTACGGGAAGGATTCTCACCTGGGGAAGATCTTCCGCCGCCAGGGCGTGATGCAATCTGCAGAGCTTGACCGGATTCTGCACCTGCCCCGTCGTGACTGGGAGGCCGCGCCGTCACTGCACAACGATCTGACGGACTGGCTCAAGACCCCTGCCGGGACCATGACGCTGCGGCCGGTGCAGGCGTACGCACTGACGGAGATGCACGATTTCTCCGGCCTGCTGGCGCCGATTCGGGTCGGCGGTGGCAAGACCTTGATCTCGCTGCTCGCGTCCGAAGTGCTGGATGCCAAGCGGCCGCTGCTGCTGATTCCGGCGAAGTTGAAGCGCAAGACCTACAACGAAATCCAGACGCTCAAGCAGCACTGGCGTTTCAAGGTGCCGGAGATTGTCTCGTACGAGTGGCTCGGCCGCGTTCAGGCCGCCGAGTACCTCGACAAGAAGCAGCCCGACCTGATCATCGCGGACGAAGCGCACAAGTGCCGCAACAAGTCCGCGGCCATCACGAGACGTGTCGGCCGGTACATGGAAGCCCACCCCGAGACGAAGTTCGTGGCGATGTCCGGCACGATCACCAAGCGGTCGCTGGAAGACTACGCGCACATCGCCGAGTGGTGCCTGGGCCACGTGGCGCCGGTGCCGCTCGACTGGAAGATCCTGCGCGAGTGGTGTGACGCCTTCGATGAAAAGGTGATGCCCGAGGCGCGGCTCGCGCCCGGTGCACTCTTGAAACTCTGCAATGATCAGGAACTGCAAGAGATCCAGAGCGATTCGCTCGGGACGATTCGCCGTGCGTACCGGCGGCGTCTTGTCGACACGCCTGGGGTCATCGCGACCAAGGAAGGCTTCGTGGACTGCTCGCTTGGGATCTCGGCCGTCGAGCCGAAGTACAACGACGAGACCGAGGAAGCGTTCAAGAATCTCAAGCTCAACTGGGAGACGCCCGACGGCTGGCCGATTTCAGATGCGGTGACGCTGTGGCGGCACGCGCGGGAGATGGCGCTGGGATTCTACTACATCTGGGATCCTCGGCCGCCGAAGGAATGGATCGCGGCCCGGAAAGAGTGGTGCGCAACCGTCCGCCGCATCATCAAGTACAAGAAACTCGACAGCGAGTTGCAGGTCGCCCAGGCCATCGCAGCCGGTCGCATCGACGACCCCGAGTCTGAACGGAAAGATCTGCTCGGGAACAGGTTCGGCGGGACGGTCTACGACAACTGGGTTTCGATTCGCGACTCTTTCAGGCCGAACACGGTCCCGGTCTGGATGGATCACGGGCCGCTCGATTTCTGCGAGCGCTGGATGAAGGACAACACCGGGATCGTGTGGGTCGAGCACGTGGTGTTCGGCGAAGCGCTCGCGAAACGAACTGGGCGGCCGTTCTTTCACCGCAAGGGTGAAGACGCGCAGCGGAACTTGATCGATCAGGCGACTCCGGCCGGGGGCTCGGTCATCGCGTCGATCGCTTCAAACTGTGAAGGCCGCAACCTGCAAGCGTGGTCGCAGAATCTCGTCGCGTCGCCGCCTCCGACTGGTAGCGTCTGGGAGCAGTTGATCGCACGCAGTCATCGGGACGGACAAGAGGCAGATGAAGTTTCGGTCGACGTGATCTTGGGTTGTGTGCAGCAGTGGGGAGGCTTCGAGCAAGCAAGGCTCGACGCGAACTACATTCAGTCGACGACGGGGCAGGTGCAGAAGTTGAATTACGCGGACGTGGATGTTCCAAGTCCGCGGGAAGTCGCTGTGCGGACCGAAGCACGGTGGTTGTAAGAAACAAGAAACAAGGGAGAGCAGCATGGGCATGTTTGCTGGTATCGAGAGTGCACGAGTTGGCAGCGGGGGAGTCTATTTTCTCGCGGGCCTTTACAGGGTCGAGATCGTCAAGGTCTTCGCGATGAGGGGGAGGAAGGGCGACGATCTGTTCATCGTCGAGACGAAGATCTTGCAGAGCGACAATGCGGAACGGCGTCCCGGCGGGTCGTGTTCGTGGGTGGTGAACTTGAAGCACGAGCCGTCGCTCGGCAACATCAAGGGCTTCATCGCGGCCGCCAACGGGATCGATCCGAACAACAAGGGGGAGGTCGATTCGCAGGTGAACGAGGAGGCCGTCGAGGCCGCGTGTCACGCGGACAATCCGTTGGAGGGCATCATCATCGACCTGGAAGCGACGGAGATCAAGACGAAGGCGGGCGGAGACTTCACCGTCCACAAGTGGACGCCGGTCGAGCAGTAGACCTGAAGGCTCTGGGGGAGGCACGACGGCCTCCCCCGGCGCCGGTGCTTTATGACCCCTCTTGCCTTAGATACGGAAACCGCGTTGATCGGCATCGGCCAACTGGCCCCGCCGCTCACTTGCGCTACCTGGGCCTACTCCACAGCCCAGAGCGGCCTGCTTTGGGTCGGCTCGCCGACGTGCCGAGGAATGATCGAAAATCTTTTGTCAGATCCCACCATCATGATCGTCGGCTTAAACACGGCCTACGACACGGCCGTCATCGGTGCCGAGTGGCCCGACCTGTTGCCGAAGATCTTCGACGCGTATGAGAGCAACCGGATCACGGACGTGGGTCTTCGGCAGAAGCTCATCGACATCGCGCACGGAAAATTCCGTGGGTACACGGACAGCATCACAGAAGAATTCACGTCGCACGAGTATTCGATTGCGGCCTTGGCTGAGCGCTACATGTTCAAGACCCGGGACAAGGACACGCACCGGCTTGGCTTCGGGGAGTTGCGGGACGTGCCGCCGGAGCAGTGGCCGCAAGGCGCGGCCGAGTACGCGATCGAAGATGCGTGCGACACGATTGAAATTTTCCAGTATCAGGAGCCGGAGAAACAGTTTCTCGACGATCAGTTCCGCCAGGCTCGCGCGGCTTTCGGCTTGCACCTGATTTCCTGCTGGGGTATCCGGACGTCCGAGCAGAACATCGAGAGTTTCCGGAAGACCACAGAGGAAGCGTTTCGACACGCCTTGAAGGTTTGCAAGGAAGCGAACTTCGTGCGGCCGGATGGAACGCGCGACACGAAGGTCGCGAAGGCTCGCATGATTCAGGTGATGGAGGAACTGGGGGCGCCTACGAAAAAGACGGACACGTTCATCGAACTGCGACGCAAGCGGGACAGCAACGGAGTGATACTGACTCCCCGGGATGAGAAGAATCTGGCGGACCCGTTTTTCGGGATCTCGATCGATGAGGAGGCGTGCCTTTCGTCGGCGGACGATTCGTTGATTGCCTACTCCCAGGTGTCCAGCCTGAAGACCGTCGTCGAAGTTCACATTCCGGCGCTGCGAAACGGAATCGAGTACCCGATTCAGCCCAGGTTCGAGCCGTTGGTCGAGACCGGCCGGACGTCCTGCAAGGGTCACGATCCGAAGCAGGCTACCAACGGCTACCAGCTTCACAACGTCCGGCGGCTGCCTGGGATACGAGAATGTTTCACGGCCCGGCCTGGGAAGTTGTTCATCGAGGCTGACTACAGCGGTCTCGAATTGCATACCTGGGCGCAGTCGTGCCTGTACGCACTCGGTGAAAGCGAGTTGGCCAAGGCGTTGAACAAAAAGATCGACCCACATCTCGTGCTGGCCGCGACCATGCTCGACACCTCGTACGAAAACACGATCGCCAGGTACAAGGCAGGAGATGAAAAGGTCGCAGGGACGCAGGGAGCCCGGCAGTTCGCGAAGATCGGCAACTTCGGTTTCCAGGGCGGCATGTCGGCCGACACCTTTCGAGCCTGGGCCCGCGTCCAGTACAAGACCAAGTTCAGTAAGGAAGAGGCGGACCACATTCGGGCGTCCTGGTATCAAACCTGGCCCGAATCTGAATCATACTTCCGGTGGATCAAAGCCCAGTGCGATCAGGCCGGAGGCTACGCGACGGTCACGCAGTTCCAGAGCAACAGAGTCCGCGGCCTCATCACGTTCACCATCGCGGCCAACACGTTCTTCCAAGGGCTCGGGGCGGATGCGACGAAAGCAGCGCTGTTCGCGATCCAGCGGGAGTGTTACGTCGACAAGTGGTCACCGCTCTACGACTGCCGGATGGTGAACTACGTGCACGATTCGTACACCCTGGAAGTCCCCGAAGATCTGGAACTGGCGAACGCGGCTGCGAAGCGTCTCGTCGATGTCATGATCGAGGAAGCGACGAAGTGGCTGCCGGATGTTCCGCCGCGGGCCGAAGTGACGCTGTCGAAGCACTGGTCGAAGAAAGCCAAGGCTGTCAAGAACGAGCAGGGACTCTTGATCCCGTGGGAGTGGTCGCAATGAATTTGCTCTCGATCGATCCGGGCGTCACGTGTTGTGGCTGGGCGTACTGGCGGGGGAAGACTCTCGACGCTTGTGGTCTTTCACGTACGAAAGAAACAACGATCGAGGAACGGATTCGCGCGCACGACTTGTACCGACATTGGTCTGAACCGATAGATTCGATCGTGATTGAGAAGCCCGAGGTTTATCAGCAGCGGTTCTGGAAGGGAGACCCGCGCGATCTGGTGGAACTGGCGATGGTGGTCGGCGGGATCGTCGCTTTGTTTCCCTACAGCGTCGTCGTTCGGACTGTGTTCCCGAAGGAATGGAAGGGGCAACTTTTGAAAGAAGTGTCCGCTAGAAGAACGCTGTCAAAGTTGTCCGAGGTTGAAAAGCAGGTAGTAGAAAAACCCGAAGTCTTCGGCGAGCCAAGCACAGCGCCGCCGAGTCTTCTTCACAACATGTACGATGGAATCGGCCTCGGGCTGTTTGCTCTTGGTCGGTAACAAGAAAAGGAAAAGGAAAATGCAACTGAAACATGGAAACAGCGTCAAGAACGGTGAGTGTCGAGTCGTATCTTGCGAGAGTTTTGCGTTGGCCGTCGCGGACGGCCGGACGTTTTTCTCGAAACGCGCCCCGGCCGAGATCGAGCTTTGTGAAGATCATCTTTTCAAGGCGCAGGAGATGGCGACGACACAGGGGGAGGAATTGATCTGGAAGGAAATTCAGGCAGGCGAGGTTCCGGTTTCTGCCGCTCCTGTTGCCCAGGCTCCAGTTGTCCAGGTTCAGGTCGAGCCTACTCCGGCCGCCCCCGTCGCTCCGGTCGCTCAGGCCGTCGCTCCGGTCGATCCCGCCCCGGCCGCCGTGGCCGTCGTCGTGGAAAAAGAACTGGCGCACGAGGTGACCCAGGCCGAAGCTGCGATGATCCAGATCGAAGCGTTCGAGATCATGACGAAGGAAGATCTCGAATTCGCGGCCGAGATCCTTTCGGACACCAAGGCGAACTGGAAGCGGGTCGAGGAGAAGCGGAAAGAGATCACGGCCCCTCTCAACAAAGCCCTGAAGGCCGTGAACGATTTGTTCAAGCCGGTGCTCGGCTACTACGAGAAGTGCGAACGTCTGATCAAGGGCAAGCTCACCGACTCACACGCAAAAGCTGAAGCTGCGGCCCGGCAGGCACTGGAAGCTGCGGGCGCTGCGGCCGCTGCAGGAGATGAGGGTGCCTTGTCAGATGCGCTCGCGGGACACGACGCCGCCGTCACGTTTCCGGTTGCGGACGGGATTCAGTACCGTTCGACCTGGAAGTTCGAGATCATCGACGAATCGAAGATCCCGCAGAAGTACATGATGCCGAACGTGAAGTTGATCCAGGGTGTCGTCACGCACGAGAAGGGCGCGACGGAGATCCCCGGCATCCGGGTGTTCGAGGAAAAGATCGTCGCGAGTGTGGGGGTGACGCCCCAGCCTTCCTAACCGTACCTCAGAGCCACGACTCGAACGTGACTTCGCCTTCGGACCACTTCTGAATCTTGGCTGCGGCGTGGAGCCCAGGCGTCGCGGTTCCCGTCCGCAACTGCTGGATGTAGCTCTTGGTCAGTTCAAGCTCTTTCGCGGCCTCGCCGTCCGACAACCCTCTCTTTTTCAGGTAGTCGCTGAACTTCGTTTGCTTGGACATCTCGGCAGACCTTCCAACAAAAATTATTTGTTGTCAAGAACCAGGCCGAAGTGATAGGAGAAAGCATGGCCCCAGTTGATCCCCCGGATACGAGGCTGCTGGAAGAAATTCACTTCGCGTGGTCGAGGGGGGATGAAGTGGCGGCGCGAGTGCGCGGTATTTTGATGAAAGCTGGAGCGCATACCGGGCAGGACGTGATCGATCTCGGCTGTACAGGTCTCGTCGGTACTGGGACGACTATAGAAGATGCGATTTTCGTTCGCGAAAATATGGGTGGAGCAGGGTTCGGCCTCACGTGCTACGTCGGTCCCGACCGGTACTGTCTAGTGCACGAGACGATCGGCGGCTTGCAGACCGACAAGAAACAGGAGCCGCGTCACGTCGAGCACCTCGAAAAAGTTTCGCGGGAGTTGACTTCAGAAGAGCGGCAACACGTGGGCATCGTGGAGAGCGCTCGCCGTGTGAAGGCCCGCGAGGGGATCAACAAGCGGGAGTCGGCAAGGGAGGCGCTCAACAACGAGGGGCTGCCGCTGGAAGGTGTGGAGGAGCTTGCCGCAGAGATGAGTCGAGATCGGGGCTTCGTTCCGGACAAGCCCTTCACGTGTCCTGAGCACGACAAGCTGCTCTGGCGCTGCCGGTTCTGCGTCGCGGCCGAGATCGCGAAGGGCGACTTGATTCCGGCGTTTTTGTTCGCTCAGGAGGGGAACCTCGTGGTGGAGATCGATCCGAACGACATCGAGAAGCGCGTCGAGGAGATGAACGCGAGCGGTCTCGATGCGGCCTCGGTGTTCGTCAAGGTCGCGGTCTGGCGGCGCAAGCTCGTGAGGGACTAGTGGAGGCATCTCGTCGAGACGCTCATCACTGTCATGCACGTGGTTGTAAGGTCCATGTTCCACCGGAAATGCTGATGTGTAAGCGACACTGGTACATGGTTCCGAAGGCGATTCGTGATCGTGTCTGGGCGACGTATCGACCGGGACAGTGTGAGGACATGCAGTTTTCGCAAGCGTGGTCGGATGCTGTTGATGCGGCGATTCAGGCCGTCGCACAGAAAGAGGCGGCATGACTCGCCCTTCCTTCGAGTTCATCCACATGGAGATGGCGAAGCTGATCGCTCGCCGCTCGACGTGCGCCCGTCTCCAGGTCGGCTGCGTGATTGCGTCGGCCGACTACCGGAAGGTGTTGTCGGTCGGCTACAACGGGAACGCGTCAGGACTCGCGAACGAGTGCGACACGACGACGCCCGGAAGCTGCGGATGTCTTCACGGGGAATGCAACGCCATCATCAACTGCGACAGTCCGCGCTCGGTCGAGAAGATCGTCTTCGTCACCGATCTGCCATGCAAGATGTGCGCGAAAATGATCGTGAACCTGGGCAACGTCCAGAGGGTCTACTACGGCCGCGACTACCGGCTGCGCGACGGTGAGGAAATTTTGAAGCTGGCAGGAATCCTGATCGAAAAATTTGAAGGAGACCAACATGAATGACGGCGTCAACACGTTTCTCCCGATGTCCCTTCCGCACATCGAGGCTGACCAAGACTTCCGCGCGTGCATGGAAGCATGCGACCGGTTGCTGACCGCGAAGGGTCGCGACTACGAGGTGAAGGCGCTGACGGCCAAGGAACAGGAAGACCGTGACAGGCAGCGGGTGAGCAACTTCTACGCGGAGGCCGCATCGCTCGGGCTCACTCCGTTCCAGGTGCTCGGGGTGTACCTTCACAAGCACCTGCGCGCCATCGACAAGTACATCGCGACGGGCTCTCTAGCGAGTGAGCCGATCGAGGGTCGGTTCCACGATGCGATCAACTACCTCCTTCTAGGCGTGAAACTTCTCAAGGTCGAAGAACGCGCGAAGCAGGTCGAGGGTAAGTAGATGGCCTTCGAGTGCAAGATCGCGGCCGACAGCCTGGCGCCCTGCGGCGCGCGCTTGACGACGTTCATCGTCACGTACCCGCGGGCGATCCACAGCGAGATCATGACGCACAGGATGTTGAGCAAGTCGTCGGCGTCGTCGCGTGCGATCCCGACGGAGAAGCTCATCGAGCGTGTGCTTGCCGACCCGTGGATTCCTGATTACATCGGGAAAAACCAGAAGGGGATGCAAGCGGGGGAAGCCCTTTCAGAGAAGGATAGGGAATACGCCGTTGCGTGCTGGTTGGATGCGCGGGACTACGCTGTTCTCAAGGCCAAGCATCTTGTAGAACGCGGCGTTCACAAGCAGATCGCCAACAGAATTTTGGAGCCGTGGATGTGGATCACGGTCATCATTTCCGGCACCGAGTGGGAAAACTTCTTCGGCCTGCGCTGTCATGAATCGGCCGAGCCTCACTTCCAGCACATCGCCAGGATGATGCGCGACGCTCGGAATGCATCGGAGCCGAAGCAACTTCCAGCGGGTGAGTGGCATCTGCCGCTCATCAATTATGAGGTCGATACGCAGTTGGCCCACGATCTTGTAGGTGCTAAAGGAATGGATCTTACGGGGGCGATTACCTCGGTTGAGGAAGCGCTCCGTAAAGTCTCCGTCGGCCGTTGCGCTCGCGTCTCGTATTTGAACCATGAGGGTAAACGTGACCTACAAGCTGACATCGACTTGCACGACCGCCTGATGGTTCAGCGGCCGTTGCACGCGGCTCCGGCCGAGCATGTCGCCCAGGCGATGGACTGGCCATCGTGGTTCAAGGAGCACCACGGACATTTCACGAAGGAACACACCCCAGCGGAACTCCGTTCGCACTTTCAAGATCGCGACGCGATGATGTTCGGTACATGCGACGAGAAGGTGAAGGACTTTCTCTGGGCAGCGCCGTTGGCTTTGCGACGGATGCAGTCCGGCAACTACCTGGGCTTCGAGCAGTACCGGAAGACTTTGATCGACGAGCATATCGGCGGGTTGATGCCGTGACCTGCTCCGTGTTCCACACGCCGTTCGCCGAGTACGTTCGCTGCGCTACCCCGGCCGACTGGGCATTCGCGCTCTTCCTCGCGGTGGGTTCAGTCGGCCCCGTGATCGCTTTTTGCGTCCGGATCGCGAAGGGTAAGATCTCGTGATGGAACTGGCCGCCCCCTCGCCGTTGTGGTGTAATACCTGAATGATCTGTCTTCACTGTCAGCGCGAGACCGGTTCGTATTTCGAGGTTGCCTTCAAGGACAAGGATGGAACGGATCGGAGTCCCGCCATCCAGATCTGTTCGACGATCTGCCTCACCAAATGGGCCTACAACTACAGCGCTCGCAAGGGCGCCCAGTTCGTCAAGACTGTGTCGATGTTTCCCGGCATGGCGAAGTCCATGATCGGTGAAGCCATTTCGCAGATCACCCGGGGGCCGCGATGAGCACCAAGAGCCGGTTGTTCATCGGGAACCTTGACTACAACATGATCGCGGAAGATCTCGCGACAGAGTTGACGGCCCTGGGACTCGTGGTCAGCAACGTCCGGATTATCACGGACCACGAGACCAAAACCTCGCGCGGCTTCGGTTTCTTCGACGTCCTGAAGACAGAGGTGCAACAGGCCATCCAGATCGCGAACAACGCGGTCATCAATAACAGGCAGGTGCGGGTCGACATGGCGTCGCAGCAGCCTGGCGACAAGGCGCCGCCCCGGAAAGACGTGTCGGACGCCCGGCGGGAAGATCAGAAGCGGGGCACCCGGAGCGGCTAATTTGACCGGCCGGGTTTTTCGCGGCAGCATCATCTATATGGCTCGAAAACGCCGCCGTCGCAGTCCGATGCTTGGGGAAGTGACGAAGCGGGATTTCGTGTCCATCGCCAGCATTTTGTGCCAGAGGGAAGCGTCGTCCGGCCTGGTCGACGACCTGGCGAACTACTTTCGGTCGCAGAACCCGCGGTTCGATGCCATGCGGTTCAAGAAGGCGACCACGACTTGTCGAGGCTGAGTAGGGCTGAAGGGCAATTTGACCGTCTCAAAACGCGAGCGTAAGGTGAACACATGATCTTCGGACAACCGCAGCGAGTTCCTTTTCAGCATCCCTCGGCGGCCGGGTACTACACCCCGGAAATGCCGAACGTGAGGTTCTACTCGAACATCCAGCCGTTCGCGAAGGTGTTCCCGCGGATGTCGGCTGTTCGGGCGCAGATCCCGCCGCCCCAGGCGGACATGAGTCCGGGTGTCGCGAGTAGGATGGCGACCCCGTCGCCGGGCGGCTTCGGCCGGGCGTTCGGTTACAGCTTCGGCAGCGGGAACGGCAGCGGCAGCGTGAACCCGTACCGCCTCATGCGGGACGGCGGGATCCCCGGCATCATGTCGTCCGGCGGGGATCTCCGCAGGGGCGTTTCCAGCGCCGGTGCTCTGGTTCGCAGGCTTTCGCCGGGTGCCTTCACCCAGCAAAACATCCCGGCCGGTAGCGGCGGGTAAGGGGTTTTTGTCCGGTGCCGCAACGACGGTATCCAGATCCGGCTGCGATCGTCTACCCGACGACGCAGCCCCCGCGCTTCGCGCCGCAGATGACGTCGCGCGATGCGGGCCCCGGGCATCCGCTGCACAGCCATTGTGCGTTCGTGGACGCCAGCGGTGACGGTGCGACAGATACCGACGCCTCACACTTCCACCGCATCGTGGGCGGCCGGATCCGGCCGGACGAGTCGGACGGCCACACGCACACGTTCGTGGGCCTGCCGTGCGGCGCGGGCGCTGTGCTGCCCATGCCCACGCAGGGGGACATGCGTGGAAACGGCATGGCCGGGCCCTTCGGTGCCGGTCCCTCGGGCGCTACGACCCTGGCAATGCGCCGGGCGCAGACCCGGATGAACATCGCGCGCCAGGCGCTCGCGCTCGGAAACTGCCGCCTCGCGACGGCCGGTGTCGCCGACGCCTCGATGTGGATGCAATCGCTTCTACAGGCTCGCGCGGCCGCCGGGCTGCCTGCCTACGATCCGGCCGTCCGGAGCCTCATGCTCGACCTGGCCAGGCTGCGCATCCAGGTGCAGCGGCGCTGCTCGCGTCGATAGGGGTCGCGGCGTTAGGCCCCGCGCGGCGCCCCGGCAACGACGAAGCCGGGTGTCTGCATCCCCTCGGCGCGCTCGATCTTCAAGATCTGCTGTAGGTGGGCGTCGCAGGACTTGAGCGCTTCGGCGTGCTTGTCCTGCAGGGTCGTGATGAACTTGCGTAGCTTCGTCGGATCGTAGCCTGCCTTCACGATTGCGTCCCGGCCGACGAGTTCTTCCAGCGTGTCGAGCAGCACGAGCGAGTAGCTCGCGTGCGTGATCCCGACGATGGGGGACAGATCTTGAGACGACGCGAAGGCGTAGCGCCGGATCTGGCGCGCGTGGGTGGCCAGTGGTCCAACATCGGGCCCGGCGCCCAGGCCGGGGATGATTTGCTTGGCCTTGGAGTAAACCCAGAGGCCAGCCGCACCGACGGCGATGCCTCCAATGAACCACGCGGCTTTCACGGAGCCCATGGTACGGCGGATCCTAAGTTGCGTCCACTTGCTGGGCTCGACTATCATGTGACCCGTGGCTGCTCAGGTCGTTTTCAATGCTGCTCTGACCGGTGTGTTCGTTCCCGGCAGGCCGTTCATGATCACGGCCGAGAAGGTCGTGCTTGATTTTCTGGCGACGGTGACAGCGGTGGCTGCGATCGATTGGTTCCTTGAATTCACCGGGGACAATCCGAACGACGCGGCAGCGGTGTGGAGCCGGGAGCTTGCCGAAGAAGACGCGGGTGGCGGTGTGGTGGCCATGCCCAAGGTCGTCCGCACGTTCAAGGAAAACGGCGGGGCAAATCTCGCGATCGGTGTGCACCCCATGAGTTGTCAGTTCGTTCGCACGCACAAGTCTTGCCGCCTCCAGGCTCGGGTGAATGCGGTTCCGGCCGCAGGCGCGGCGAGCTTGCTGGTGTCCACGCAGTTCGGCATCCCGGTGATCTCCGCCTAATTTGACGCCTTCGCGTCGTAGCGGTAGCGTTGGGGCGTGGAGATCTACACGATCAGCGGGGCGCCTCCTTTCGGCGCGGCCGCGTGCCCGCCAGGCTGGACTCCGACACCGAATGGAAACTGCGGCGGCCCTGCGCCGCGGTACTACCTGAAGGCTGCGGCCGATCTTCAGACGGCCCTGCGCAGCCTCGGGGCGCGGGCCGGTGATCCAGGGCTCGCGTCTCTGCCGATCGACGGCATCATCGGTCCTGGGACTGTCCAGGCCGCAGAGCACGCGTTTGCGACGCACATCGGCCCGGGTCAAGCACCGGCCGCTCTGCGCGCGGGAGGGCTCGGGATCCTCGGCGTCGCGCAGAGCGCGTCGGTCATGGCCGATCTCGCCAACGCCGAGACAGTTCGGCGCGGCGGTGCGATTGCCGTGACGCCGCCTCCGCCGAAAGGCGTGGTTCATGTCGACATCGGCCCGGCCGAGATCATGGCGGAGCCTTCTTCAAGAAAAGTCTGGGCGCTCCTCGGGCTCAACGCGCTCGCGGCTACCATCGGCATCTACTTCGTGGCCACGAGGGATTCGTAGTGGCAAACGGCAAATGGATCGGAAGTAGCTCGCCGCTTTTCAAGGTCTACGTTTTGAAGCGCGGTGATGTGTGCCGTGCGTACGCGCGTCGTGTGAAAAGGTATCCAGTGAACTTTCCGCTCAAGGCCATCGCGGTCAGTGTTCAGCAAAGTTCTTCGCCGAAAGGGGCGAAGCAGAACGTCGGTTGGGGCCTCGACTGGCGGAACAAACCGGCAGGATGCACGCGGGTGAAGTAGTTGCCGCGTGAGCGCAAGTCGCCTCGGCGTGTCCGGCGTGCCTCGAAACCGCGCGGTCACAAGACGCATCCGTCCAGCGTGAAGCTCATCCGGGCGAGCGCTTCGACGACTCGCGCAGCCGTTCGACTTTCGTCGAGAACGTGATGTCGTCTTCGACCACGCGCAGCGGAGAGCTTCCTTCACAGCCTTGACGGGCACGCTCTGCAGTCGCTCGTAGGGCGACGCCCAGGGCTTGTAGATCGTCGTGGGCAGCGCGGCTGCGATCGTCGATGTCGTGCAGTCTCTGGGCCCGAGCGTGCGCCACGGCTTTTTTCACTCACATCCTCCGCGAAAGGGAATCGAGCACCGTTTTCATGTCGCTGGCGTGTTCGTTGTACTTCTCGATCCACTCCTCTGCTTTCTTGAGGTGGCGGTCGTACAACTCGCGCTCCCGTGTTTCAACTTTACGCTTTTCCAAGTAGAAAAAACAGGCCGCGGCCAGGAACATGAGACAGACGGCTCCCAAGATCCCTTGGTTGAGAAAACTGGACGTGACACCCTGTGCGGCTTGTGTGGCGACTTCGTTCACCTCCGCAGGATCTGCGTTTGGCCTATCGAGGTCAAATTGGGTGCGGTCACTTGCTACGTGTGTAACACTTGTGCGAGAGTGGAAAGCGTGCAAATCGTTAGGCTTCGCGACCTGATCGTCATCTCAGGTGCGCCCCACCGCGAGGGCGGAGCGGTCTCCGAGCGGCGAGATGCGATAGCCTCGGAACACAGAGATGACTACGACGTGTTGGTCACCCAGCACAGCCGGAGGATTTCCAAGACCCGGCGCCAGGCCGACACGTTCGTGGTCTCGTACAGCCGGAAGCTGCGGAAGGATAGGTTGCTCTGGACGCCGTTCGGTGCCCTGTACGATCCGAGCGTGCTGGAGAAATTGCAGACGCTGCTGGCGCAGATGACCAAGGAAGCGGCCGAGTTCAACGCGATGGTCGGAGACTGCAAGATCCGGAACTACATCTTGTGGGAGCCCCTGCGCGACACGCGCAAGGCCGCCGTCGAGGGCTGGATCACGCGACAGATCATGGATGGCGATCCGGAGGCGACGGCCGCACTGCCGAAGCTCGTGGCGGCCTCACGCGAGCTTCCTGAGCAGCTTTCCGATGTCCGCGTCTGAGATCGCGCCGATGCGCTTGGTGACGGTGCCTGCGCTGTTGCGCACGACCGTGGTGGGAGTCGCCTTCACGCCGAGCCGGTCAGCCAGCGCGGCCGCGCGCCGGTCGCGAGAGACATCGAGAATTCTCGCGCCCTGAAACGCCTTCTTAAACCTGGGCACGTATTCGTGGCAGGCCGGGCAGCCGGTCATGACGAACACGAGGACGGCGGGGGTCACGGAGGTAATTTGACCACGGCCGGGGTGGGAGCGCAATCTAGCCCTGTGGCCGCGCGCTGCCTGTCCCTGGTGAAGTTGAGGCTCAAAAGCAAGTGGGCGGGCTACGGCGCCGTCCACACCGCGGGCAAGTTCAGGGGACTCGATCTGGAAGTCCCGCATTCCGAGTTGGCCATGCACACCCGTGCCGCGGGCAAGAAACTGATCGCCTGGGCGTGCAAACCTTCGGGGAGAGAATGCGGCATCGTGTTCGCAGAGCCCAGGGGCGGCTGCGGGGATACGTTCGGACTTCCGACCGAGGTGTTGACCCACGCGGTTCTGCGCAAGATGGGTGGTACGGTGGCACGACACCTGATGGGTGCTCGGGGGCGACGCTGAATGACGGACAAATGTAGCATCTTGGTGGGCGGCTCTCATGCAAAGGAAGCAAAATTTTCTTTGAGCCGTAGCGGTTGGTCATTGGCTCGGGAACAGGCGATCTATGTCAGCGCGACGCGAGGCGCGAGCCAGGTCACGCTTTTGTGTCCTGCTGGCGGCATCCCACTTTATCAGTGCTACCCGGATCCTCGTGGGGGTCAGCTTTGTCTGATTGAGGACGCAGGAGTAGGAGCTACCGCTCTCGCAGGCGCGCGTCGCCGCCGGAGGAAGCGCTGATGGCCGCATGTTCAAAAAGAGGAGTCATCGCAGGAGCGCGCAAGATCTTGCAGGCCAACATTCGTGTTCTGACGGCACTCATCGGACGTCGTGGGAGTGGGATTTACGATCCGCTTTGGGGACTCACGAATCAAACTTGGAATGAAGCGACCCGTGCCAAAGGGCACGCGCACGAGAACAATCTTCCGCAGGCATGCAAAGCGTATGCACGTGCGCGGAGTCTGAATGCTGAGTTGAAGCGAAAGCTCAGAGGGCGGAGATGAAGGCACAGTATCGAAAAAGGGTCATCACGTTCCCTGTCAGCAGTGATCGAGATCGGTCACGCGCTGTAAAGTGCTTGCGGAAGCACTTCCGCAAAAAGAAGATCCCCGTGGTCGTGACGGGATTGCTGGCAATCGGATCAGATCCAGCCAACGCATCTGTGTGGGCGTATCCTCGTGACGTACGACGTGTTTTGGCTGCGTCTCACGCGTGCCAGAAGTACAGGAAGCGCTGATGCCCTACATCGTCCTCAAGAAGAACGGCAAGAAAGAGCACCCGTCGTTCCTGTACCTGGAACGTGACGTGGCGAACCTCGCGCGCGACCGGCAGAACTGCTACACGCTGATCAACACGACGACGCGCCGGACGAAGAAGGTCGGCATGTGCGGCGGGGCTCAACTCGGCCGGGCTCGACGCCGGAGGAGACGTTGATGGCATCAGAATTTTATCGTCACCTGAAGGCCAAGAAACCGCACTGTATGGTTTACTACCATACGACCAAAGGCCGTCTGAATGTAGCCATGAAGTCGGCTGTTGCACTGGTACGACACAAGGGACCGGAGCCTTTCATCAAAAAGGCTGAAAAGTTGCTCGGCGGCAGAGCCGTCGGTGTGACGGTCGAGTGCACACAAACGCGGGGTGAAGGGCTAGTGTTCTCCTGGGATCAGTGGTCTGGGAGCTTTTTCACCGAGCACAAGCGCGTAGGGGTGAATCTCGGCGGCGGGGCTCAACTCGGCCGGGCTCGCCGCCGGAGGAGACGCTGATGAAGATCAAGAGCGGCAAACGAGCCTCCAAGGCGTATGTTCAAAAAATTCTTGGGGCAAAGTATTGCCCTGCAGGGAAGTGGACGCTTCGTGTGCGAGGTACGGCAACCGCACGCTATATTCGTGGTTGTTATGCGACGGAGATAGCAGCCAGGCGCGCTGCCGATCGAATGCACGACAAGAGAGGCTTCGATCGAGGATCGGTCTGGATCGTGACAACGCCGGGTGGTGGATCTTGAAAACTAAAAGAGGAGCACCGGACTGTCGCATCTCCTCCTCATTTCCAAATCAGAGACTCATTTTTAAATCTCGATCTGGCAATCACGCTTTGTGGGTGTACCAGAGTTCGGATACGAACAAGGAAAAAGCGGTAGCCATCAACTGCCAATCCGGCTACACAGATTATCCGATCAGGTACGACGACGGGGCTGTGGGTTGGGACCGTCCAGAGGCGTTTCCTGCGTCTTTTCGTAAGAGCGTCCAGAGGTTGTTCGGCCGCGCGAGGAGAGGTTGATGGATCTCAAGACTGTGCGGGAGCGTGCAGAGCGCTACGAGCGGCTGTTGAGACCGAGCGTATCGGACGAAAACAGGCGGCTCTCGCGCGTCGCGGGTTACAAAGACGGTCTGCGCGAGAAATGTCCTGGCGTAGAACTTGGGATGGTGCTCGATCGCGACCGCGGGATCTGCAAGCTCAATGACAGCGACCGTCAGGAGTGGATCAACAACGACGAAGGTCTCTACAACTGGCAGCGCAGGTCACGCCAGAGCATGAAGGCGTTCATCAAGACCAACAAGGCCGAGATCGATCAGGCGGTCTGTGCCGCCTTGAACGTGAACCCAAGGTCTTCGTTCGGTGGCGCTCGTGGCCGGAGGAGACGCTGATGGCAAAACGACGACGCAAGACGAAGTCTGATACGAGCACGTACGTGTGCAGTCGCCTGTGGCAAAAGGGCAAGACGTTCTACGTGGGAGCGGTTCCAGGCCAAGGCGGAAAAGACTGGGGCTACGAGACGCATCCCGGCCGGGCTGTTCCAATCAGCGCTTACTGGCAACGTCGATTCAAGGCTGACATGCGCCATGTTGGGGCCCAGGGCGTCAACTGTCGGAGGGCACGCTGATGGCTACCTACCGTTTGAAAGTCTGGACCGGGCCGGTCGGGGTCGTTGAGATCGGCCGCAGGGTCCGCGGCGCCGGTCTCAAGAGTTACACCACGGGCACGGAGCACATCTACGTCGACGTGAAGGGCCAGTCCTGCGACGGGGCTGCGTGGAATATGCGGGCGCAGTTGTTTCGGAAGTACCGCAAAGATTTCGGTCTGCGGGCTGTGTCGTGTCACATCCGGAAGAAGTCTCGGCGAGCGCCGATGAAATTCGGAGGGCGCCGGTGACTCTCCGTGGAACAGAGCGGGAGCACGCGCAGTCCGCAATCGACGACTACAGGAGCGCCATCAAGTACGCCAAGGGAGCGATTCGAGAGTCGCGAAGAAATTGTCAGGTGTCCCAGGATCATCTCGATAGTGTGTACTTCGCGATGGGTCAAGGTCGTGCAGAGCATAGGTACACGTCGGGACATCACGACGTCATGGCCGCAAATCACAGGGCTCGTAACTGGAAGAGCCTCGCGCAGAGGGCGTTCTCGAAAAACTGTACGCCTGCCAAGATTGCTGCAAGGGCTTTGAAGCGATGAAGCGTCGTCGTGTGAATCTCGGGTCCGGCCGCATCTATCACGCCAAAGGCGCACGCGAGGCGTACAGGAACGCGATGGATTTGTTCGATCGCACGATCGACGCGGCTGAGTCAGGATCATGTGGGGCCGCGTACGCTGATTTGACGATCGCGGCGCAGGATTTCGGGAGCTTTTTTACCGAGTTCAAGCACGCCGTCGGGCCGAGTCGGTATGGTTTCAGTCCCATGGGCGCCCCCCGTATGCGGCAAGCTCTCAGCGAGAAGTTCAGCAAGGCGCGAAACGTGTTCGCGAAGAAGTGCATGGTGCGCGGATGAAAAAGCGAAAAAAGGAACCACCGTACTGTGCGAACCTGGAAGTAGACCAGTGGCATGAGCGCGACCGCAACAACGTCAACGTCAAGACGAAGGGCGGTCGTGAAGTCGCGTCGTGGTGGGATGAAGATGTTCACGGAATGGTCGACGACGGCTTTTTCAAGACGCAGGGGCCGTTCGCACGTGGCGGGATCTCTCCACGTAGTGTGATCGACTACCTGGAAAGCATGGGAATGTGCCGTCCAGGCAATCCTGGGAGCATTTTCGACGGCGCCCGCCGGAGGCGACGATGAAGTCTGCAGCCTGGTACGCGATTGCGGTTCGCAGAAAGAGTGGGCGATCTGACCCACGTTTTCTCAACTTTATTGTTGTGACGAAGGTCAAGAATCCGAAGATTCGCGGAGGCCGCTACGCGTTCGGCCCGTACCTCACGAAGAAAAAAGCATGCGAGGTCGGAAGCTACCAAGGTCACGGTCTACCTCCGAAGGGGTGCCCGTGATGGCGAAGCGTCGTTGCAAAGTCGTCTTCGGCCACGACAAGGTCGGGCCGTTCGCGATGAGTGTCGATCGGCATGGTCGCCCCGAGAACGTGATCAACTTCTCACGTGGAACACGTTTGACGGCAAGGAAGCGGCAGATTGCGCGGCGAGCGTTGTGTGAGGGTCGAAGCATTTTGTGGCGGAAGTGGACAAGATGAGACGCCCGAAGCTCCGGCGTTGTCCCCTCTTTCGCCCCGTGATCGGAACGGAAGGTCGCGAAGAGCATTGCAAGGTCACGCGTGAGGGCGTCACCTTTCGCGTGGTCCGCTACCGGAAATCAGGACGATTAGTCGCCTGGATACAGCCTCATGGACGCCCGAGTTTTCCAGGGATGGAGCTACCGGTTTCCACGCCACCGACCCGGTCGCTCGACGACCTGATGTATAGTGCGTCGAAGTTCGCGAGGAGCAGGAGGCGAAGCTCATGAGACGCCGCAAGATGGATCACTGTCAGGCCAAAGACTGTATGCTGGGGCGAAGATGAAGAAGCGACGAGTCTATCTAAACCCTGTCACCGACAAATGCTCGATGGTCGAGTTGCTGGGCATGTACGCCAAGAACCCCATCGGGCGCGTCTGTCGCGTGGACACCGGATGGGTTTACTACTCGTTTCCGTCTGTTCGCACCGATCGCGGCCCCGTTCGTTCCAAGGCCCGAGCGATTCTCTCCGTCGTGCGCGACTACAAATCGTGGATCGGAGTTCCTGGCGTGTCTGAGCGCGAAGAGCGGATACATTCGCGGGGATGGAAGTAAAACACATGAGACAAATCTGCAACCGTTCCACGCATGCGAAAAAAGTTCGCGAGGTTCGTCGGCTGAAGTACCATGTCAACCAAGATCTGCGGCCGTTGTTCGATCACATCCTGAAGCTCTCGATCAGCAGTGCCAAGCACGGGTACTGCGCCCACGCTGGTAGGGAGTTACGACAAGCGAAAAATCTGGCGAAGAAGTACCCGGCCATCTGATGACCCAACGTCGACGTACCCTCAAGTGCCGCGTCAACGAGCGTCGCTTCACCGTGGTCCGGGTCAACGGCGATCCGCACGACACGCACGCTGGGCACAGTTTCGAGGAGGCCATGCGCACGGCCGGGCCGGACCGGGGTTCGACTGTCGAAGTCTTCGCGGTCTGTGGAAAAGATCCCGGCGCGGTTCGGCTGCCGTCGGAGTACGAGAAGCGCGGGCAGCTTCTCAGGAAGTTCAAAGTGAAAGGCGGACGGTGATGGCACGAAAGCTCGCAATCAGACGATGCGATCCCCGCGAAGGCGTGACCGTCGAGCAGGTGAAGGACTACATCATGCGGAAGGGCGTAGGGCATGCGATTCGCATGAAGTACACGCTTCCGCGCTCGACCTTCCGTCAATCCGGCAGGAAGGTGATCGCGAGGAATGACAGTGAGGGCTCGACGACCACGTACGGTTGCAGCATGGGCAGTAGGATCTACGGAGAGATAGACTACGACGACAGGGGCTACGACGACTGAGGCGCGTAGTCTACGAGAACCCGACAAGGATCGGCCTTGTCACTGAGAACCGTCGTCCAGGGCACGAGCCGCGTGTAATCGAGCCGGTATCTGAAGCTGGAAAACAGCGGCTCGAAACCCAACTCCTTGACCGCATCCGGGTGCGTGTCGTGCACGACGATGAACCTCGCCCATCTGCGCAGTTTTTCGATGTCTATGGCCCGGCGCTCGCCGGGCGCGTGATCGACGAACGCGACATCCCAGGGCGTCTCGATCAGTTTTCCGTCCCAGGCGTTCCAGTCGGGAACGTGATGGAACTCGTGAAACGGCGAGCGCAGATCCAAGAACTGCTGCATGAACGGCCCGTTGTTGTCGATGCTGACCAACCGACGCAGATGACAGATGCCGTGCAAGACCGGTGTGCTGTAGTAGCCGGTGCCCATTTCCAGAACCGGGCCCTGCGTACGCGCTGCGAAGGCCGCCAAGATCGGTAGATGCGTCGCCCAGGTCTCCATCTCACAGACCCAAGATCTGAAGGATCAGTGTGTCGGCCTTGCCGGTGATGACGTCTTCCTTGCTGAAACGGTGATGGGCGCCCGCGGCGAAGAGCGCGTCGTTGTTGGCCGGTATGCCCGAGAACGTGATGATCTTGGTGTCGTCATTGTCATATCGTCCGGTCTCGTGAAGCCAGGCCAGAAACTCCGGCCCGCTGCCGTACGGCATGTCGTGGTCGAGCAGGATCAGTTCCACGCCGATGCGTTCGCACACTCCGGCCGCCTGTCCTCCACCCGGTACAAAAGAGACTTGAACGTGCCCCTGGCCGCCGAAAAGCTCGGCGAAGTGCTGCGCGATCCGTGCTTGTTCTTGGATGTCGTCCTCGCAGACGAGAACGTGTCGCGTGGGAAAAGTGGTCCGGTTGGTGAGTTGGTTGTTGAACATCAGGCGATCATCGGCCGTAGGACGTTGCAAATCCGATCGATCTCAGCTTCGGAAAGATCAGCGGGTGCGGGTAGGCAAAGAACCTCGGACGCGATCCGCTCGGAAACCGGCAGCCGGGACGCTCGGTAAAGCGGCTGCTCGGACATGGCAGGAAAGCCGGGCCGCGTTTCGATGTTGGCCGCGAGAAGGTTTTGCATCACGGCGTCCCGGTGTCCAGCTTCGAGCCGGATCCCGATTGCCCACATCACCGGATTGACTTCCGAGGGGATGTGCTGAAACCGAGCGCCCGGTAGGCGTGCCTTGTAACCGGCATGGACCTTGTCGCGCATCCCCGAGAGTTCCTGCCGGTGGGAAAACTGCGCGCAGAGCATGGCCGCCTGCAAGTTGGTGAGGCGGAAGTTGTGACCGGGAATCTCGTGGAAGTATTTTCGAGTCGATCGCATTCCGTGGCTGCGAAAAAGCCGCATCCGTTCGAGAAGGTCTTGGTCGTCGGCAAGGACCAAGCCCCCTTCGCCGCACGTGATGGTCTTCGTGGCCTGGAAGCTGTAGATGCCGATCTTGCCCATGGTTCCGGCGAGACGGCCTTTCCAGGTCGAGAACAAGGACTCGGCGCAGTCCTCAATGATGGCGACACCGGGCGCGACGGCCGCCAGGGCATCCATGTTGACCATGTTGCCGTAGGTGTGGGTGGCCACGATGGCGCGCGTGCGGGACGTGATGAGCCGCTGTACATCGACAGGATCGAGAAGCCAGGTGTCGTCGCAGACATCGGCGAAGACTGGTATGGCGCCGCAAGCTATCGTCATGTTGGCGGCGGCAGCGAAGCCCCAGCCAGGCAAGATCACTTCGTCGCCGGGTCCGACGACACCTAGTCCAAGAAGCGCCAGGTGAAGCGCTGTCGTGCCGCTCGACACGCAGAGTGATTCTCGTCCATGGAGCGCCGAGAACGCCTGCTCGAATTTTCGGATGAACGGACCATCAGACAGCGCCGTCGAATCCACGGCCTCGACGACCGCGCGACGCTCGTCACCGAACAGAACGGGGCGGGCCCACGGAATCCAGGCCGTCTCCGGCCGGAAGTCGAGATGACCAACGAGCAAGTCAGCTTCGGCCTCGAATTTGTAGCCGAGGTTCTTGTAGAGCGAGACCGCCGGTCGGTTACCGGGTGACACCCTGAGTCTCACGGCCGGAGCGCCGTGTGCAGCGGCGGCTGCGTGCAGGAACGACATCAGGGCGCGGGCGAGCGGCGTCCCGCGTACTTTGGGATGCACGGCTATCCCAAGGCTCGGGATCTCGAATCCTTCGTCCCAGCCGCGGAGAAGCCCGTAGCCTACGATTTCTTCGCCCTCGACCGCGACGTAGTAGAGATCTTGCCCCTGGTGCGCAGCGATCCGCTTCGCGGTGTCGGCATCGAGAGCATGCGGCCGGAAGAACTTGTCGTCTTCCGCTGCCACGAGGACGGCGAAGAATCGCGCCAGGGCGGGTGCCAGAGCCGGTGTGACCTGCCGGATTTCCATCACGTCACCGGCCACTGTTCGTTTTCGATGGCGGTTCGGATCAGGTCGGGCGTCCTGAGCCACTGGCCGTTTTCACCATACACCGAAACCAGCCGGGGGGCTGAGATGCCTGCGCGGGTCTTGGTGCGGCCGTCGATCCAGTCCTGGGTGGACTCGGTGCCCTTCCAGGCACGGTAGTGATGAATGTCGAAGCCGTCCCAGGAGATCAGGTAGGTTTTGTCGCTGTAGAAATCGAGAATCCCCATGTATCTCTCGCGCGACACGACGGCGATGGGGTCCATCTCCCGCCCGCTTCGTACCCCATGATCGAAGTCCCGGCAGTGACTGATCGTGCACTTCGCGTAGTCCAGCCGGTAGCAGTCGTAGGTCGTGTTCCTGGCGAAGTCGAGTAGCAGCTTGCACTGCTCGGGCAGCATGAACATATCGACATCGAGGCGGAAGACGACATCGCAGTCGCTCAGAATTTCCAGGCCATGGTTGTAGAGATCGCAGGTGAAGTCGTTGACCCGAGCGGTGTGAATCTCAAAACCTGCGGCTCTGGCCCGTTCACTCGAACCGTCGTGAACGGCCCCGATCTCCGGGTATTCCGCGATGGAGTTCGGCCAGGGCGCAGTCCCTTGCAGCACGATGCTGCGGTCGGCACCGGCCGCGCGCAGCATCTGAAGATGAGGCACGAGGAACTTCCCGCCGTTCCAGTTGCAAGTGACGGTTCCAACTTTTCTCATGATGACTCCGGCAATGTATCGGGCCAAATCTCTCTACGCCAGTACGCAACGTCAGGAATGTCACGCGGGACGCAGGCGACGGCGGGATCGCGCCAGGGTTCAAGTTCCGTGGAAAGCCGTCGTAGGTCGAACGGATTGTTAGCACGGACAGCCCGGCGCTGGCGTTGCAATTCGAGGTACGCGTAGCAGTCTTTGTCGTCCCAACGGTCGTCGACCCGGGCATGGATGTTCCCGAAGGGCTTTGTCCACAGGAGCCAGTGCGGGTTGAAGTACCAGGCCGGTTCCGCACGCGAGTTCCAGAAAATTTCGCCGCCAGCGTGCAGGACGCGCATGCCGAAGTCGTGATCGCAGGCCGTGCGGCCCTTGTTGTAGCGCTCGTCGATCCCGTTCAGTTCAAGAATGAAATCCCGGTGGGCGGCCTCGATGCGCAGGAAGATGAACCGCTCGTCGACGAGACCTTCTCTGTCGCGTGGGCGATCGTCGCTCCAAGGAACGCTCGAACCGTCGACGCAGCGGGTGGATTTTTCAGTGGGCCAGTACGGATCGAATCGGCTGTCGAAGACGCACATCTCGTCCAGTTCAGGAATCTTCAACGGATCGGTGAGATGCCGGATGCTCTGGGTTCGAGAAGAATCAAAAGCCCCGAAGACTTTCGACGACTCCCGGTGCTCGTAAGGGGAAGTCACGAGCCGTTTTTCGTGCCCGCGCAGCTTTTCCAGCACGGATTCGAGGAACGACGGCGGCAAGCACGTGTAGTCCATGAGCGTGACGATGTACTTGCCGCGCGCGACTGCGAAGCCGGTGTTGAACGCGGCGGCCGACACGATCCACTTGCCGTTGCGCCTGTGCTCGGGCACGTGTACGACCTGAAGATCGAGATTGTATTCGGCAGCCATCGCCAGGACTTTCGCATGCCGAAGCTCGTAGCGATTGTCGACGATCACGATCTCGAAGTTCTTGAACGTCTGTTGCATCAGTCCTGAGAAGGTGATGTCGAAACCGCCGGGGCGGTAGACAGGCAGGACGATGGAAACCTCTGGGGCGACTTTGGAAGTCATGGATCCGTCGGCCGCAGCTTCCTGCGAAAGTACGCGACGTTGGAAACATCCTGCGGCACGCACACAGCGCCGGGCTCACGCCATGGCGCCAGCCTGGCGGCCAGTTCGCGCATGTCGAAAGGATTCGGGGCGGTCTTGAGACCCGCCGCGTCCACGTGGTGCCAGTGCGCGACGCCGTCGGCTTCGGTCCAGCGCTCATCGCCGCCGTCCTGAATGTTCTGCTTGTGGTTGCCGAACGGGAGCGAGCGCATGACGAAACGCGGGTTGAAGATCGGCGGACAGGGCTGGTCGATGTAGACGGCCTCACCGCCCGCGGCGTACACACGCGAAGAAATCTCCATGTCGAACGGTCCGCGGCCGTGGTCGAAGCGCTCGTTGATGCCGCCGAGATCCCACAAGAACTCACGCCTGAACGAGTCGTTCGTGAGCGTCACCCAGCCCTTGCCGGGCTTGCGGCCTGCGTGGAACCACGACGAGAACACCGGCTGCCACTGGCGCGGGCCGATGGTGATCGGCCAGGACGGATTGAACTCGCCCTGCTTGAAGATGCAAAGCTCGTCGAGGTTCTCGAACGCGGGATCACTCTCGACGATGGCTCGGTCGGTTTCGTAGGCTTCGGGCAGCGTCACGGACAGTTCGGGCAGGTCGACGTTCGCGTGGTTTCCGACGACGTGGCGCTTGAGGCTCCCCTCGTGCGCCCGCACATGGCTCTCGATCCAGCCCGGCTGCGCGTACATGAAGTCGTGCATGATGATGACGATCTCGCCGCGCGCGAGCGCCATCGCGGTGTTGAAGGCTGCGCAGGCGACGATCCACTTGCCGTTGCGCCTGTGTTCAGGCACGTGCACAACGTCGCGTAGGCCGTAGCGCTCTGCCATTTTCAAGATTGCGTCGTGGCGCTTCTCGTATCTCGAATCGACGATGATGGTCTCGAAATTCTTGTAGGTCTGGTCACGCAAGCTCGCGAACGTAATGTCGACGCCGCCGGGGCGGGACATCATGACAAGCACGGAGACCTTCGGCTCCTGCTGCGACCGGATCTCGATCGGAGCGGCCTGTTCCCGGCCTAAGATGCTTGCTTTGACTACAGCCGCGAACGCGTGGCCCAAAATGCCAGCCTTGAGCGACGCCGCGAACGCGTGATGGTCAAGCACCGGACCGTCTCGCAGTTCCGCGAGCTTGGGGTTGTCGGATTCGATCTGAACCGGTAGGCCGCAGGCGCGGGCTTCGAGAACTGCGCGTTCACCACCACCGTTGATGTCGGCCGGGATGAAGCATGCTTTGCTCATGTTGTAGAGTTGCGCCAGCTTCTCGGGCTCGACGAACGAAGAAACCTGGACGCCGCCAGCGAGCAACGCTGCGAGAATCGGATCTGACTCGGCCCGGTTGTTCGGCTGAGTTTGCACCACGGCGAGCTTGCTGCCGGACAGTCGAGCGATCCGTTCGAGCCGTTTCCACGAGGCCAGCGCACCGACCGTGATCCAGTCGTAGACTTTTGATAGCTCCTCTCCTTCGGCATCAAACAGCGGTCTGTAAATGTCGGTGTTGACCCCGAACGCGCGCAGCAGACGCGTCGGGCCTGTGATCTGCGTGCGCAGGCGCTGAAGGTGCCAGTCGGTTTCGGCGAAGACCACGTCCCAGGCGTTGTTGCCCGGCATGGCGACGCCGCCCACCTGCAAGAGCTTCTGCCCAGCCTTGACCTGATGACAAGCACGCTCGGCGTTGCTCCCGAAGGCCCCCCAGGCGAGCAGACGTTCGGCGCTTTCAGGGACGGGCTGGCCTTTTGCTAGGTTGACCCAGCCGACATCGAAGTCGTTTTCGAGCAGCTTGACCGCGGCGTGCAGGCCATCGCGCCAGTTGTCGTCGGCTTCATGCACGAAAACCAGCTTCGGTTTGCCAACCTCGATGCGCGTAGGCTCGGGCGCAGTCCGGCCGAGCTTTTTCTCGAACAGCGTCTTCCATTCGGCCGCAACCCTGTTCCAGCCGAGCGTGAGTCCATGAGCACGTCCTGCGCTGGCCAGCGTCCAGCGCTCGTGCTCGCTGCGCAAAATTCCTACGACGTGCCCTACGAATGCCTTTGCGTAACGCTCATCGTTGTAAGGCGGCTGGATCAAGATCCCGTGCTTGACGGTTTCGTTGAGTGCCGCGAGCGCGGTCGTGACAGGTACGCAGCCTGCGGCCTGGGCTTCGGCCGCCGAGATGCAGGACGTTTCGGTAAATTCGGTGCTGTACGCCAAAACCTTCGACGCCAAGAACGCCTCGGCCAGTTCTTTCTGTCCGACGCGGCCGTGCGCGACGACGCCGGGCGTCTCGGCCATGCGGCGCTTGAAGCCAGCGATCTGATCGCGCGCGGCCTGATCGTTCCTGAGTTCTGCCATCTTCTCCCAGGTCACGAAGCCGTAGTAGACGTGAAGCTCGGCGTCGGGAACCTGATCCTTGATGCGCGGGAACAGATCGAGCAACCGGTCGAGCCCACGGTCAGGCGATGAAGTGAAGATGAGCCGGTTGCCGATCTTCTTCGGCTCGGCCGCGAAGCGCGCCACGTCGATTCCGTTCCGCGTGACGATGACCTTGTCCCAGTTCAAGAACGGATAGACCGAGTGGAAGTAGTTCTTGTGCCAGTGGGAGAGGCAGAAGATCAGGTCGGCGGCCTTGACTCCGTCGATAGCGCTCGGATCCATTCCGGCGTGGACATCGTGGGTCCAGAGAATCTTGAGCTTGGCTTTACCGCCGTAGACCGGGATCGCGGCCGCACCGCGCGAGACGATGAGCACGTCCGTCTCGAACACGTGCGATTTGTCGTAGTGGATGTACTCGACGCCGTCGTAGATGTCTGCGTCCTCGCGGCAATCGCTGTAGACCCGAACCCGGCAGCCCGACCGAACGAACTCGCGCGCCATGTAGATCGCGGCAAGCTCTGAACCACCGAGCCCGGTTTCGAGGTTCTTGGGGCTCCACTTCTCCCAGGCCGGGCCGGTCCAGATGACGATGTCGAGTCCGGTCTTCTGCTCAGGCTTCGACGATCCGACTTCGGTCTGCCACGTGTACTCGGGCGGCAGAGCCTGGGCGAACCAGTCGGCACGTTTCTCGTCGCCTGACTCCTTGATCTTCTTCCAGATCTGGATCGCCATCGAGCGCAGGACTTCTTGTGAGATGTCGCGCGACGGGGCATCGAGCGGCTCGTTGCGTTTCAGGTGGACGAGAACTTTGTTGGGGTTCAAGGCCGTGAGACACGATTCTCTATTCCCCATGAGCCAGCCATATTCGTCCGAGCCGGGCTTGAAGTGCTTGAGTCCTTCGTCGCAGGCTTTCAGGCCCTTTTCGTACTGCTGGGTCTGGACGAGCGCGATTGCGTAGTAGACGTACGGCATCGACGCTCGCGTGGTCGGGTCTTTCGCCAGCGTGGTGAATGTGTCTGTGACTTCAAAACCCCGTTCGGTCCTGGTAAGAACCTCATCCCAATTTCCTTGCTCTCGCCTCACCCGGAGATAGGCAACGCGAGCCGCGCCGAAGAACGCATCGGCGTTCAAGGGGTTCCACATCGCGGCCAGGGAGTATTCGGCGAGTGCCTCGTACAGCCGGTCTGAGCGTTCGTGGATTTCTCCTGCGTAGATGTGTGCGTGCGCTATCTCGTCACGAGATCCCGAAACCTGGACGTAGTGCTTGATGTCCGCGAGCGCGCGGTCGGGCCAGAGGAAACGCTCTTCCGTTGCCAGGTAGTAGAGAATCCGCGGGTCGACTTTCTCACCCTGGCTTTTGCACCAGGGAAAGAGGATCTTTAGATTTCGGTTCGCGACTTCGGGCTGGATGTTGTACTCACGGCGCTTGTGGACGATGTTGACTTCGGTGTACGTCTTCATCGGTCCCGGCGGGATGCAGACTTCGTGGACGCGACCTACCCAGGCTGCGTTGGTTGCGCGGTGGAAGATCCGCTCGCGCCAGTTCTGAATGGTGACCTGGCCTTCGGCGTTCGTGTTGTAGTCGTAGTTCAAGAATGCCGTCTGGTAGCCGCCGGTCTCCATGTCGGCAAGAACCGAAGCGAGCTTGTCGCCACCCACAACGATGTCGTCCGCATCGACCCACAGCAGGTATTCGCAGCCTGCCGCTTTCCATCCGAGGTTTCGCGCGGCCGCGAAGTCGGCGAGGAAAGGCTTGTTCGTGAACGGCCCAAGCTCCGGCTCGTAGTTGTCGGCTGAATCGAGGAAGAACCCCTGTGGATGTGTCGTGGGCGTGAAGTCAAGAATCAGTGGCCCGGTGGTTCGCCTGGGCTTGAAACGCCGGATTATTTCCTTCGTCTTGTCAGTCGACCCTGTGTCGACGATGACGATCTCGTCGACGTACGGCGCGATAGATTCAAGGCACGGCCCGATCGTCTTCTCGACGTTCCGGACGATCATGCACAGGGCGATGGTCGGCACGGGCGCTACTTCACCACTGGTAGTGGTGGAGCGTCAACAGAAATTTGTTGTCAGCCGCCGTAGATCAGAAACTCAAGCGCTCGCAGCCGGTCTTCAGTCGAGGCGAGAGCCCCGGCGGGAGAGGGGAGCTTGGAACTCGCGGCCAGCGCTTTCGTCGCGGCGGCCTGTGCAGCATCATCGACCTGGGTCTTGATCGTCACAACCTCTGCAGCGTCGACCGCTGCACGAGCGATGTCGTCAAGCAGCATCACCTTGTCGCCCTGGATGTCCCAGTATTTCGACGGTTGGTCTGCGACGGCCGAGAGATCCGGGTTGATGATCCAGTCGGAGCCGGGGTAGTCCGGCGTGTTGACGGAACCTAGAAATTTCTTGGTCACTCTGTTGAGGACGTTTGCCATTGGTTCATGCGCTCCATACGCGTCGGCCGCGTGGGCTGGTTATACTGCTTCCGCCGCCGGATGAGTAGGTAGGGGGTGTTGCCGACGCAGAGCCGCTGATGCCGCTGTTCGAGAGATCCCTCACGTTCGTGACCGAGACTCCCTCGCCTCGTTCTCGCATGTGCCAGCGGCCCTGAAGTCCTTGCACGATTCCATCTTTCCCCATCGCAGAGAAGATGGTCATGAACTCGGCGTCGCTCAGGACACGCCCGTAGACACGGGCGTCCTCGATGTCGCCATCGAAGAAAACGTCGGTTCCGTCAGCACCAGATCCGATGGAAGCGTTCTTCGAGTTCGTGGCGCTGAAGTTCACGCCAGATGAGTTCGTGAACGTCCCGCTTGCAACAAAAACGCCGTTTACGTAGAGCGAAGCGAGCCGCGTGGCGCAATCGTAAGACGCGCCGACGTGTGCCCAAACTCCAGCAGCGAATGCGCCGCCGCCGGAAAGAACTGTCGTAGGGCTCACGCCGTCCAGGTCTCGACCGATGCAACCAAGGACGCCGCCAGTTATGAGGATCAGACCCAGCCGCGACGAAGTGGTTGTCCCCGGCGGCGGGCCTATGCCGACAGTGACGACCCGTTGATCAAGTCCGGTTGTGCGGATTGTTCGCACCCAGGCCATCAGCGACCCACCAGAGTTACCGTTGAGCAGCGGCAGGTCGAGCCCGAGGTCGATCCGCGAGGAGTTGGCAGTGGTGAAGAAGATTGCCATGACCTACGAGAACTCGACGATAAGTTCTACGAGATCCCAATCGCCCGCCATGTTTGTCGCGTTCGACACACGTGAAAGTTCCCAACCGAGAAGCACACCGGGCGAAGCGACAGTGAGCGAGGGAATCGGAATGGTTTGACGGGGCTTGTACTGAAAGCTCGTGTTGCCGGAAAGCATCGTCATCGCGTTCAGTCGATACGACATATAGGTGAGCGACGGACCGACAGCGTTCGGAATCGCGCGCAGGTAGAGCATGTTTCCGGCGGTCTGAACCAGTGTAGGAGCCGATTGCGCGCGGGCTTTGATGTCGAACGAAACCTGCGTCGCGTTCGACGGCCACGTGAGATACCAGCCGACGCCTTCTTCGACGGTATCGTCGAATCGGCGAACGGTGATAGCCGGTCGGAATGTGTCGGCCGAGGCTGGCGCGAGCGTGGGCGCAGGCCAGTCTGTCGAGACGGGACTGTCGAAGTCGTTCGCGTAGAACAGGAAGCGCATGCCTCCGACCGCGCCTGCAGGGCCCGCGGCTCCGGGCGGGCCGGTGAACCCTGTCACGCCTTGTGGCCCGGTGAATCCCGTGGCGCCCGGCGGGCCTGTGAAACCCGTGCCGCTGTTGAACGGACCGGTGGCCCCTGTGACGCCTCGAACTCCGGTGAAACCTGTTGCGCCCGGTGGCCCGGTGAACCCCGTTGCGCCCGGCGGACCGGTGAACCCTGTCGGACCCGGCGGGCCGGTGAAACCTGTCGGACCCGGTGGCCCTGTGAATCCGGTGCTGCCCGGTGGCCCGGTGAACCCCGTTGCGCCCGGCGGACCGGTGAACCCTGTCGGACCCGGCGGGCCGGTGAAACCTGTCGGACCCGGTGGCCCTGTGAATCCGGTGCTGCCCGGTGGCCCGGTGAAC